GGAAGAAACGCCAATATAACCTTGAGTAAACATATCATTATGCTCAGATAACTTCAGCCAATAAACGGCACAAGCGTTACCAGCGGTATAGACTAAACCCGTTGTGCCACTTGACACGCCATTGTCGGCTTTGAGAATATTGGATGACATATTATGCTACCTTTGCTTTAAGAGCCGTTAATTCTGCTGATAGTTCTTGGATTGCTTTAATACATAGAGACACCATATTTCCATAAGCCAAAGCGTCAGGTGTTCCATCGTTTGCATATTGAACAAATTCTGTTAAACCTGCCGTATGAACTTCTTCAGCAATTAAACCACCAAAAGTTTTTCCAGTATCAGCTTCAGATTTTCCTTGATAAGTTACTGCTCGAAGTTTTAAAAGGTCAGAAAGACCATGAACAGCATCTTGGATATTTGTTTTGTATTTTAAGGATGATGTAGAACGATAAAGATTTCCATTAGATGAATCAATATATACGTTTGCGGCTGAACCTGTTGTTTTTCCTGCAACCGAAGGAAGAAAAACATACCCATCATCTCTACATTGAATAAGTGTATATGAAGCATTTGCAACGCTCAATGAATATGTTGACCCAGATACAGTATTTCCTGCAACAGTAAGTTTACCAACTGCACTTGTAGTACCAACCAACAAATTACCAGAGGTGTCAAGACGCATTTGTTCTGTGCCACCATTTGTGCCTACAGTCGCACCAGTAGCAAAAATTAAAGCACCACTAGCAGTGTACATACAAGCTGAACCAGTATTGTCTGTCATTAAAAGTTGACCGCTAATAGAACTAAAGTCTGTTCTGGCGGCTATTTGTAATCCATAGTTACCTGTTGAACCGCCAATAACCAATTTTGTAGTAGGACTACTTGTACCTATACCAACCCTTTGACTTGTATCTATTGTTACCGCAGTAGTCGTGCCATTAGTTTGTAAAACTAGATTACCTGTTGTATCAGACGTATATACTAAGCCTGTCGTTGTCGTTGTTCCTGATGCAATTGAACTCATATTAATCCTTTATATTACACAACCACCCAGCGCTGACCAGAGCTGACTGTTACTGATACACCCGTATTCACTGTAACTGGACCGACTGAGAATGCGTTGTTGCCTGACGCTATCGTATAGCTTGTAGATACGGTTGTACCATTAATCATAAAGCCGTTTGATGAAATTACTTCAGGGGCTGTTAACTCACCTGTACTTGGTTTAAATACATATTGGGTACTGGATGTATAAATAATCTGCGCTGTACCGCTTGTTGCGTGGGCGAAAAGTGGATAAGTTGAACTTGACGTTGAAGTATCATTATTAATACTTGATCCGCCGACTGAGTACCAACCTGGTACGCTTGCAACCTCGCTATAGCCTTCAAACTGCTTCGTAGTAGAGTTGTATCTGATCATCCCTTCTATCGGACTAGCAGGCTCTTGTGCGGTCGTTCCTACAGGCAAAAGCAATGCGGCAGTACCACCAAAAGAAGATGTTTTGATAAAGTCACCCGCCACAGTGCTCCAAAATACAATAGCCTGTTCGCCGCTGTAAACCGTTACCCCAGTCGTTGGTCCTGTTACACCTCTAACTGTAATGCTATACCCGCCAGTTGTGGAGTTGTTAACCACATACATCTTACTCGCATTGGGTACGTTTATATTCCTATTGGCAGTACGCGCGCCAGTGCAGAGTAATTGAGCATACTGCGCCGTTGTGCTAACAATGTTATTTCCTGAGCTATTACCAACCGTCTGGGTAAGCGTAATGTCCGCATCTGTAGTAATATTGTTAGTTCCAGCTATGGCTATGTCAATATAATCGGTAGTTCCATAGTTAATGTCGTAACCCCAAGTGCCAGACTCGGAGCCAACAACGGGCTCTACAAGCTGTAAATTTGTTGAATACGTTACGGACATTTATAACCCCTATGATGTAATCTTAGTCCAATTTGGCGCTTGGCTGTCATCAATTTGCGTCCAATTAGGTGTTTGAGAAGTTCCCACATTTTGCCATGTAGGAGTTTGACTGTCATTAACTTGCGTCCAATTGGGCGTTTGATTATCCCCTATATTCTGCCACAACGGAGTTTGGTTGTCATTAATTACACTCCAATATGTAAAACCTAATGCGCCTAAAGCCCCAGCCGCCTGTACGCCCGCTAAAGTTAAAGTCGTAGAATGGGCTACTGTACCAACCGATCCCGCCGCACTCGCTCCAGAAATAGCCGTTGATTTACCTGGCTGTATAGACCCCGCCAAACCACTGGCACTTATTCCTGTTAGCGTAATTACTAAATTCGGTACTACAGTTCCAACATTACCAGTCGCAGAGTCTCCTGTCTCCCCCTCACTTGTGCTCGGAGTAACTGTACCCGTAAGTCCCTTAGAGAATACGCCGCTTAAATTGACCGTGCCGTTGGGCGATACCGTGCCTGTAAATCCAGATGCTAAAACCCCGCTAAGTGCAACTTGTTGCACTGGGGATACCGTACCTGTTAAACCAGATGCAATAACGCCTGTAATTGAAACCGTAATATTGGCTGTTGTATTACCAACAAATCCAGATGCTGATACGCTTGTTATTGCTATTGTGATATTGGGGCTGATCGTTCCTGTAAAGCCCGCCGCATTTACCCCAGATAAACCAAACGATGCATCTCTGGTTAAAGTGCCCGTTAATCCCGCCGCATTAACACCTGTTAAAGCTATTGTTGAACTAGGAGATACCGTCCCCGTCTGACCAGATGCGTTAACTCCTGTAAGAGCTACATAAACAACGGGCGTGCCTAAAGTTGCAAAAGGAGACTGGGCAAAGGCGGCGTACCCAAACATTTAGAACACCAACCACCGTGACCCACTCGGCACTGTTACTGAAACACCATTACTCAAAGTTATCGGACCCACACTACTTGCTGAATAACCAGTTGGAATAACCACAGACGTAGTAAGAGTCATAGAGTTAAGAACTAACCCCTGTACACTTAATGCCCCAGTTGTGGGGATAAGTTTGTCTGCTACGTTGTCTTGGTTAATAGCCATGATTAAACGTCCGTTGCGCCTTGGTATTGAGACATTGTTTTAAGAACTGTGTATATTGCAGTCATCAGCTCACCCTTACCCGCTAAGTCTGCTAGTCCAATGTAGTGTGCGTGTTCCATTACAGGACTTAGATTTGAGTCTCTAGCATCCTTTGAGAAATGCACAGATACCTGTACTTGGATGTTGTCTTTGTTTCCAAAGAAGTTGGTTACACGAGCGTAAGCCTCTGGTGCTGGTGCGCCAAATTGAGTTGTGCCTAAGTTTAGTTTAAGTGCCATTATCCGACCTCTATTGTTTCAAGTTTACAAACCCAATGTATAGTGGTACTTGCCGCACCAGTTGCATTGATACTTATTGCTTTATTTGTATTATCTGCTGTTGCAGAAACAACCCATGTTGATGCACTTGCTGTGTATCCTATTGTAGTTACACTTGGAGTTCCAACAAGAGCTACAGTTCCGCTTGTATTTTGTATTGAACCAAGTATCTGATATGAAGCAGTATCGTTTGTTGATGTGTTTCTGCCAGTAATTAATGCCCTAAATGTGTAAGCATAATTTGATGGAATTACTGCTTGATTTAATGTTCCAGCAGTTCCAGAATCAGCAGTTAATACAACTAAAGTGGCAGATGTACTTGTATTCCTTAAAGTATAAATACCTGTTTGAGCATCTCCTTGAGCAGAAAATTCACCAGAAGCATAGGCTTGTGCGCCTATTACACCTCTAGTAATTGCTGATTTACCACCTAAAATTGATGACCAATCGCCTGAAGCAGTATTTCTGTTTGCACTAGTCCCTGCATCACCACCACCACCAATAAAGCTATATGATCCTGTTGCTTGGTTATTTCCTCCTCCTACTACTACTCCATGAGGTGTGTAGAAAGATAGGGTTATACCAGCAGTAGTTGTTGCCGCTTGAGATATTGTGAATGTATAAGCAGTTCCTGTTATTGTTGTAGAGGCTACTGTCTGAGATGCTGAAACTGTCCAAGTAGAACCAGAGCCTGAAACAATGTATGTTCCCGCAGTAACCCCTGTTCCTGTTAATACTTGTCCTGCTATTATTGTTCCAGAGGTTAAAGAACCTACTGTAAGAGTTGTACCTGAGATAGTGGACGTTGCCATTACCGCAGGAGTTCCTGTTGTTACAGATGATGTTGCGTATGTATAGTTAACAACGCCTGTACCAGTAATTAACTGCCCTACTTTAATGTTGGCATTTGTACTTGATAAATAGACAGTTGTTTGTGCAGTTAATGCAATTGTTGTTGTGTTTGTTGTTGCGGTACTTGATGCTGTGCCTGAGTTTGATGCGCCACCGCCTATAAAATTAAAAAACCCAACCGCTTGGTTTGCATTGCCACCAACAATAGTAGCAAATTGTGATACGTTTGATCCAGCATTATTACTTAAGCCACCGCCAATAAAACCGTAGTTACCACCACCAGTACTATTTGTGCTACCACCAACAATAGAAGAATAGTTTGTGGTAACAGTATTGTTAATTCCACCTGAAATAACTGATGCTAAAGCACTAGCTACTTGTGCCGCAGTAGATCTACTTGTTTGCCAATCAACCGCATTAGCACCCCTAGCATTACCACCTGTAGCAGTAGAATCTGTTTTTTGTGCCTGAAGTGCTCCTGTTCCCAATGGTTGCAAAACAAGAGGTGTATTTGTTCCTCCTGCCGCTTTAATTGCAGGGTAAGAAGCATCCCCTACCACCTGAATATAAGTAGTAGAAGCATCTCCCAAAGTTGATGTTCCTGTGGCTTCTAAGGTTGTAAATTTACCTGTGTTAGCAGTATTTGCACCAATAACAGCGTTATCAATTCCAGAACCACCCATTACTAAACCGGCAGTTCCCCATGTTACAGCGCCACTAACCCCAGCACCGGGTACAAACTGATAACCTGACCAACTTCCTGCAACTGAACTATTGTTTTCGCAGAATATAAACCCAGCCATTCCGGGAACTATTGTCGTTATTGTTGTTAAAGATCCATCTTGTAGAGTTACATTACCTGTAGAGTCATTATCAATAATGTAACCCTGACCAAGTGCTACAGTATTAGCCGCAGGTAAAACTATAGTTTGTGTTGTAGAACCTACAAATCTTTGATAATAACTACTGGCAACAGTAAGTGTTGTTGTTCCTGCGGCAGTTGTTGTACTTGTCCAACCTGGCGTAAAACTATTCCCGGATATATTTCCGTTTACATCTTGAATAACAGCTTTTTCGGCGGGGTAAGTAATGAATATATTAACCGTACCACTAAAGGTTACTACAGAACCTGAGTTACTTGAAGATAATATTGTTGTTCTAGAAAGAGCTGGTGTAGCAGATGTGTATGTACCATAACCTACTTCCCAGTTACCAACTGTATCTGTTGCGGCGTAATAGGTTGTATTACCGCTGGTTAAAGCAGTAAAAGACTGAAACCCAGTAACCGCAGACCCAAGCGTAAAACTACTTGTCGTATACGATACACTGGTAACTTGGACTCTATCAGCTACTTGCAGAGCCATACACTACCCTTAAGTTGTAGACAAACGAACTAATGCAGTTGTAGTCGTGTTAGATGGCATTGTTAATGTAAAGTTTCCAGCCGTAATGGTCTGTGAACCAAACGTGTATACCGCTACCGCCTTATTACTCTGTGATGAGTTATAAAGAAGCATCGTATCAAACGCAGTAGTAAGCGTTACCGTACTGTAAACAATACTCGCAGATGGTGTCCAATACCCTACTCCCGCCGTGGTAGATGAGTTTGTAGATGTTGGATTATTTGCATTTGTTACTGTTACCCCACCCGCTGAATACCCCGTACCAGATACTTCATTGGTAGCAGAGTATGCAGTAGTAGACGCATTCATTGTAGCAGTCGTAACATACAAAGCCGCCTTGAACGTATCAGCCGTATTAGCCGTATGTGCAGGATTAGCAGAACTAAAGTTATGAGTTGAACTTAATAACTCACCTAAAAAAGAAGTACACATTGATTGCTGATTTGCCATGATTTATCCTAAAGTTGCACCGATCAAATCGGTAAAAGGTGTTTTCTTAAGAGTAACATGGGCAGAACGATGTACAAGCTCACCGTTTAAGTAATACTCATCCCAGGTTGTATATTCAACATCGTTATCTACACTGCCAGATTTATGCTCAAGCAATGAATCATCCATCTCGCCTTTGGTCGTTGTGATTAACATTATGCAATCCTTAAAATGGCTGTCGTTGTTCCCGCAACTGGAAATTGAACAGTAAATGAGTTAGAACAAGTCTTATCACTACCAAAATCCAATACACAAACAGAAGCGTTATTTTGACTTGCATTGTAAATCAATGCGCCTCTAACAGTAAAGGCGGCAGGGCTCCAAATAGCATTACTGAAAGACCAATATCCTACCGTACCGCCTGTTGATCCAGATGTTGGCGTTGTACTAATTGTCAGCGCCTGACCACCAGCCGTATACCCAGTTCCAACTACTTCACCCGTCAAACCAGATACATACTGCGTTGTTGATGGCCCAAGCGTTGCCGATCCATTAAATAAAGCAATGTAAAAAGTATTTGGACTTGTAGGACCAAAGTTGTGCAAGCCTTGAGAAAGCTGGACTTTGAAACTGGTTGTTGCACCTTGTTGAAAAGCCATTATGTAACCGCCTGTCTATATTGTCCCGATCTGTATGCATCTTGACGCTCCATACCATCTCCAAGACGTTTTGCAATTGCCAATGCTTCGTTGTACTTTTTATCGTAAAGAGCTATCAAATCAGGCTCTCCCTTGATAAACGTATATGCCTCTACAAGTGAACCATATAGTAAAACAGAATCAAAATTCTGACCTAACCAGCTTGTTCCCGTTGGGTTATTTACCGAACTAACTTGCAATTGGAATCCTGTACCACCTGGAATAGATGCTGATAACAAGTCATTTACAGCAAAATAAGACCCATTTGTACTCATTGTGACCGATGTTACAGCCCCTCCAGATACAACAATATCAGCCTTTGCACCACTTCCAGTACCGCCTGTTAAAGCTGTGTTGTAATATGTACCATTTGTATATCCCGATCCAGCCGTGTAAATGCTAGTTACATTAACAGCAGATTGCACAATAGAAACAGGATAATAGTAATAATGCATCTCTGCACTATACCCAATATCAGGCGTAGGACCAACAATAAATGATAGATTATTTGTAAGCGCTGAACTTACCACAGACGGCCCAAAAAGCGCGTAATATCCTGGCGTAGCGTAATAATTAGGCAATGGAAATGCCTCACGCATATAGTTAACATCTTTATTAAGCAAGTAGTTATACTGCCCTTGGAAATTAATTGTGCCGCTAACATTATTAGCATTAACCACAGATAAATAAACCGTAGTTCCAGATACCGATGTGACATAAGCACTAGAACCTATACCTGTTCCAGTCACATATTGGCCAATCTGGATGTTACCTGTAACAGTTCCTGATGTAGTGATCGTATATGTACCAGCAGTGCCAGTTGCAGTAGCAGATGCAGTCGTATAAACAGCTAAAGAATACGGCGCAAGAAAGTCTGTAGGGCAAGCTAAATATGGGTTATAAGCCGTCAAAACGCCCGTAACATTCTTACGCAAAGATGGAAATTGAACCGTGTTATAGATTCTTTGCTCAGCTTGCTCAACAAACGTAGGAATATCCGCTACGAAAGTGGTTTCGTAGTTCTGTAGATAGTCCTGTATTGACTGAGAAAGCTGAGAGTAATCTAAACTCATGCCATTGGGCCTCTGGACATAAAGCCACGCTCAGCCGCTCCAGCTCCACGCATCTTAATACCATCAGTCTTAACATCATTAGCACCAGGATCACCCATGCTAACGCGCAATGTACCTGTCAAACGGCCTTGCTGTTTTGCATTAAGCGTATTAGGGTCTGTATGAACAAAAGAATCAGTCTTGGGACTAATGTTCTTGCCGCTCATTGTGTGAGGACGAGCATATTCATCAGCATTACCATTGTGAACATCTTTTGCCCTGTGAATAGATGGGCTATTCTTTTTGGTTGGTTTAACCATTGTCTTCATATTAACCTCCGCGACCAGAACTCTTCTGGTTCATTGCACGAGCCATATTACGACCCATTGCTTTCATAGATTGGCCAGTTACACCGCCTTTTGCCATCTTTTTAACAGTTTTACCGCCCTTTTTGAGTTTGGATAAGTCTGTATGCTTACCAGTATGCTCTTGTTTATCATGCATACCAAAAGCCTTTTTGATTAGCTTTTTATCTTCTTGAATATCGTCATGTTTCATGATTTCTCCTACGTTGTTACTATGGTTACTGTACCAACTTGCACGTTGAGTTGCAAGTAATTCTGTGTAAGAGCAACATCAAAAGAACTTGCTCCCCCAACTGGATTCCAACCCCACTGAAATACCCTGCTACCTTCGCTAGGATACCCATCTTGCGTAATACTTGTACCGTTTGACCGACAAGTATGCAATCCAGTTGTACCAGATTGATAATAACTAATGTCTGGCCTTGGATCACGCACGCCTTGTGGATCATCTACTGGGTACATACCAAGTTGCAACTGCGGCTGGTCTGGGTCCCAACAAGTTGGACACACTTTTAAGTCATACGTCTTGGTTTTAATGATCTCTTTTTTAAGATCAAACAACTTATAGCGAAAACCACACCGATCACATTCTGCAATCGAGTTTTTACCAGAAGAAAACCTGTTTCCCATTAGGTTCCACCACCAATATACATTCTCTGCGGCACAAACCGTAAAGAAGCCTTCTCTCTGTCCTCTGTTGAAGCCAAATCCCAGGATTCATCGTATTGTTGCTTAAGTATTTGTAGTCTATTTAGCCCATCTGGTACTTTTAAACATAAATAATAAGCCAAACCAGACACCATACAGTTTACAAACCTGAATGGCACGTCCATTATGTTGACTCCATTACCAACATCTTGCATTCTGCGTAGTCTCCAGTACACAAACTGGTAACTTGCGGCTGAATCAGGCGTTGGCCATACAGTAATACTGTTCTTTTGAGACAAAATGATAGGAGCACCCAAAGCATGAGATGCCGCAGTTGTATTTTGCTGGCCTCTAGTGCAGTTTAATAGGTAAGGCGGGTTGCCATTTGCGGCTGGTTGCACTTCGTTATACCCAATTAACTCGGAATCTAACGTAATCCAACCTGCATTTGGTAAACCAATGAGAGAATTTACAGCTATAGTGGTATCTGTTGCACCAATAGCGGCCGAAATTGCATTACTTGTAGGTTGATTATTAGCCGTTAAACGCTGAATCCAAACCTGAATAGGTCTTCCTTGGTTTAACTTGTTAGGCAAGGTAGCATAAGTATCAATACTAATACGCGTAATTGTTAAATCGGCCTGGTTACTGGCCACATTTGCATTAGTTCTAATGACATTTTCAATAATATCTACTGTGTCATCGGGCAATGCATATGTAGGCTGACCTTGAACAAGCGGTATATAGTCCTGCTCAAATGTCCACATATTAAGACCACGATTGGCCCAGTCTGTAAACAATAAATTAAGAGAACGCCTAGCAGTCCTTACGTCATAACCGCTTCTTACTTCAACTCCAACGCGCTCATAAGCCTCCTCTATAACATCAGTTAACTGAAGATTAAACGCGGAAGAACCAGAAGTAGTAGCCATTATTTAGGAGCTACACAAGTTAATGTTACAGCAACAGGAGTGGGTGCAACAAGTTGCACTTCTTCTACAACTTCAATTACAGGCTCAAAAATAACATTGTTAACAGGTGCTACAACATAATTTTCTAAACCGTCAATAATTTTTTGAAGATCATCTGCAATATGGCCATGATCTCTTTGCTGTTGTACCGCACGAACTTTAAGCTCGCTAAGCAAGTATTCAGCTTTTTCTTCAATAATGTTTAATAAACTCATTTTGCGGCCCTCATGTTGTCAACTAGATTTGGATAAGGTCTACCAGCGGCCTTTGCCATTGCTTTAGCCTTTGCTTTTTTGGAAGAAGATAACTTCTTGGGTTTGCCAAGTCCTTTTGGACGAGGCTTATCCCAAACTTCTCCACCCTTCTTCTTGCCAGGCACTTTTGAAGGATTAATATCACCCATGCCACGGCTTGAAATCATCGCATATGTCCTTTGGTATGGCCGCGTTCAATGCAACCGTCTGCACGGTGTGATGCACCGCCCTTAGACATTTTATGCTTAACCTTGCCACCCCTTTTCATGTTTTTACTAGCCTCTTGTGCGGCAGTATTGGTCTTCTCTTGGGTTTTTTGTTCGTTACGTTGTTTTTCCATATCGTAACGATCTTTAGGTGAAACATAATCTGCATCTGATTCGTCAGTGCGTTGAGGATTTACAAAGCCTCTACCAGCTCCAGCATCTTTTGTAGCCATGATTTATCCTTTGACGTGACCGCCACCACACATCACAATTTTGCCTTTGGTGTGCCCTTTTTCAGCGCAACCATCAGCACGTTCGTGACAGCGATGAGCCATACCACCTTTTTTCATCATACCTCCTGGACGAGCCGCCGCCATTCCTGGTCTAACAGGCATCTTTCCAGCCATAGGAGGACGTATAGTCATTTGTGGCATTGGCATGATTTATCCTTTGTGATGTACATGACCACCATGCTTATAAGCTTGATGCTTATGCAAGTGCTCTACAGTTTCATGATGCTTAGTATGTCCAGCGGCGTGCTCACCATAATGATGATGATGGTGTTTATGTCCACCTTCCTCATGCTCTTTTAAATGGTGAACTGCGTGCTTGTGTTCATGATGATGCTCATGACCAGCAGGATGGACGTGCTTGTGGTGCTCTGGATGATGTGACATTTTTAGTCCTTATTTCTTGTGATGAGTTTTACCGCCACGCTTCATAGCTGGGCCTTTAACGTTATACAAAGGTCCATCGCCAACTGTGTTGCCCTTCATCTTAGGCATCATAGCTTTTGTAGCGCCTTTTTTCTCAACAGAGTGCTCGCCATGTGGTTTTCTACCGCCCTCAGTAACTTTGCTCATCTTGGCTGTAGTAATGCCTTTTTTCTCTTCAATACCATGCATACCAGTAGTTGATCCACCAGATGCCATTTTTTTGACGTGACCGCCGTGTTTCATCGCCATTTGCAAATGATGATGAGCCATTTTCATATGATGCCCGTGAGCTTCGTGATCTTTCATTTCTCCACCTCTTTTAAATGTGCGGCCTGTGTCCGCTTTACTGAACTCCTGCCCCACACTACGCGGGACTCCCACTTTCTTGGCGAACGCTGGATTGTGGGCCACCGCCTCCATGAAATTATGTTGTGCTTTTGATTTACTTGGCATATTAGAATTTTACAATCCAACCTTTACCAAATGCAAATCCAACCACAATTGCTCCAATCCAAATAAGAATCTTGTTGATAACAGTCTTACCTACTTGTTTGTAAAACTCACCAGCCAATTCTTCAATAGCAATCTTTGCCGCTTCTTTGGCTATAGCTTGTTCGCGTTCTGTTAATTCTATATCTGACATATTTACCTCATTGTGCCTTTTGTAAGACCACGAATTGCACATCCATCAGCACATTTCCAAACCCTCAAGCTTTTGTTAATGCGGCTATTAGGATCATGCGCTGTCTTTTCTGAAGTTAACTTTTTCTTCATACCTTCCATTCTGGCACAAAATGATTTTTTCCTAGAGCCACCCTCTGGTTGAGGAGGCTTTAGATCATGCCCTTCTTTCTTGGCAGAAGCTCTACCTTTAGCATTTAAGCCGCCATTTGGGTTTTTACCCTCTTTGCGTTGCCATGCTGGAGTAGACATTAAGCCATCGCCTCTTGTGCAACAACGTTAATCTGAACAGTAGCACCAGCAGAAGAAGTTACAGCAACCGTCAAAATGTCGGCTACGTTACCTTTAATGTTGGTAAGCACTGGGAAGAAGTTGCTTAAATCAAGCTGTTGCAAACCGTTAGGAGGAGTTGAGAATGCATACACAACCTCACCTCCAGCCAAAGTGGTAGCACTTAAATCTTGCTCAGCAAATGAGTTATATGAACCCAATGTGTTAAGTGCAACAAAGTTTGCTTGACTTAAAGACAATTGGTTAGTAGGCGTACTTGAAATTAACTCAACCAAGCAAGTTGCAGATGAATTTAATAACAATGTTGCAGGCAATAATTGACCGCGATCAATCAACCCAATTTGATAGTTATTTCCAGATGATGGACTATTTGCTAATGGTAAACCCGTAACAACATCTCCAAATGTTATTGCACTGGTTGTATTAGATGTAATACGGCCTGTGTATGGAGATACAGCAGATGCTCCAGATGTATAGTTTGCAGGAGCACTAGCAAAATAACCCCAGCTAACCACAACTGTAGTAGTTGGATTTGTATTTGGTATTGTTACAGAGTAAATACCATTCATGTAAGCAGGAGTTGATCCGCTAATAATAATTACATCACCCTGTTTCAAATTATGAACAGAACTAAATGTAATTGTAGATGTGTAGTTTGTAATACCAGCTACAGTTCCAGATGCAGGATTTGAAATGGCGCTGATAGATGGCAAACTGGCCTGGTAATAAACAAACTTACCAACCCACTGATTTGCACCCCAATATGTTCCAGTTGGATTTGTTGTGGCTGTTACACCTGTCAACAATTGAATTGGAAGAATCATTGTGGTTGTAGATGGAACTTGCTGAATTAACCAAGTCTGAGCGGCATATGTGGTTGTAGCAGTCAAAGTGCCAGTACCAGTAGTTTGTGCAGAACTAACTTGATAAGTACCCAGTCCACCAGGTGCATATGAGTTATATGTGCCAGATGCTTGAGCTGTAAATGCCTTATTAATCGTAATGGTAGCGCCATTAACCGCAGTAATGTACGTTGCTGTTGGTACGCCTGTACCCGCAAACAACTGGCCTACTGCAAACGATGTACCAGCCGCCAATACAACAACACTTGATCCAACTGCGCCACCGCTTGCAAAAGTTTGTGAACCCACAGCAGAACTTGTAGCAGTCAATTGAGCAACAATGGTTGGAGAACCTGTAACACCAGTTCCTGACAATACTTGTCCAATTTGAAGAGCTCCAGTAGCTACAGCAGTTGTAACTGTTAAAGTTGTTCCAGAGAATGCGTAGTTTCCAGTTGCAACAGTACCTACTTCAGTAAATGAACTAAGAGTAATGTACTGAGCTGGGCTATTAGCATTAGCTGTATTTGTTACAGCATAACCATGAGCAGAGCCAAATGTAACCAAAGCCTGACCACTACTGGGCTGTCCTACTACAGAAGATATAGAAGGAGTAGCCGAGCTAATTGTTAAAGTCGTAGGTGATCCACCCGTAGCCGCCGCATTGCTTTGATCAAAAATATCAGAGCCAACAGCTCTCATCCTAAATGACATTGCAGGATAGCGAACAGAAGATGCAGGAACTGAACGGTTTTGAGTTTTAGCATCATTACCATATGAATAAGTAAATCCACGCTGTTTATCAATTGATCCTTCAATCAATACTGACACACCATAGTGAGTCATTAATGATGCTGTACTACTTCCGTTATCCCTTTGCTCATAACGAACAGGCAAGTTACCAGTACGGCTCCAAGGCTTAACTTGAGCAACGCCGTTAATAACACCATTACCAGTACCAACTTGATGCAATACCCAAGGCTCGCCATTAAGGACTACGCCCCAACGAAGAGCTCCTGCGCCGTACCAAGCATACTCCATCCATATCATTTGAACTTTAGTCCAATCAAGTGCATAGATAATATTCTTATTACCGTTCCATGCCTCGCAAGGAATAATCTGATCAACTACACCATTGCTTCCAGAATCAGAACGAATAACTACATACATAGCTCCTGGATTTAAAGGTCCAGTAGGCCCAGTCTGCATAAAGAAAATACCATTGGAATCATCAAAAATACCAACACGTTGAGTTTGGCCAGTAACAGAACTACCAAAGTTAACGTTAGATGCCATGTAAAAAGTCTTACCTGGCTGGTATCTATGGTAAGGACGGCTTTGACGAATCGTAATATCACCAGGAGTATTACCTCCACCAATGTTCATTGATACGCCACCCAAACCAGGATTCTGAACAATGTAAGCTTGTCCAGATGTATTCTGAATAAAGTTTTCCCAACGCAAAGGTTGTACGCCGTATTCAAAGTCGGCATCATAAATATTTTGCGATTGGCTAACTTTTAACTTACCAACAACATCACGCAAACGCTGGGGCGCTACAAACTCAGCGGCCCCGTCAATACCTTGCCAAGCGGTGCTGGGGGTTTGTGTCCCCATACTAGCCGTTTGGTTATTAGGCGAGAAAAAATTAAACAGATTCAAACCCATAAAAACTCCTATTAAATCAAAGAAAGGGGCGCAAGGCCCCTAGCTATTAGTCGAAGTTACCGTATGGGTAAGTTGTGGAGTTACCGATGTTAGGATCAGCCTGTGTGTAACGAACAGTAAAGTTGAGCTTACCGCCTGTAGGCACTGCAACAGAAGTAGAACCTGTGATACTCAATGTAAACACAATTTGTGAGAAGAAGCTTGGCTGTGTTCCAACTTGTGGATTTTGAATATCAGAAGTTGTTGCCAACATATTGATCAAGTTAGTTGCTGTGTAAGTCGTAGACAAACGACCTGCTGTACCAACACCAGTGCTTGAAGAAATAACGGCTGTACCATATGTTGGTGTACCGCCTGCGGCTGTGTAGTTGTTAGAAACAAACACAGATGTGTTAGACAATGTTGCGCCACTTTCGCCAGTAATAGCAAGTAAGTAATCAACTGTAATGTCTTGAATAACACTGTTGATTGGAACGTACATTACCGCGCCACGATAAATCTGGCCACTTGAACCAGTAACGTCAGCAGGGATTGTTTGTGTTGTTGGTCCTGCATTTTGGAATGCAGAGCTAGGTGTATATACAGTAGCATTCTGGTTTGGTATCACGTTTGATGATACAAACTGTCCTGATGCTCCGCTATAACCAGCGGTGTTTACTGTTGTGTTAGATAAATCAATATAACAAGTTTGGACTAACTCTGTGTAACCAATATCGCGAAGAGGTCCAAAACGATTGTCACCCGATATGATCGGGCCGTCAAATGTACTGCGTGCCATTATAAGTTTCCTTATGCAAAAGATACCTTGTTAATCGTTGCATCGTCTGCTGGGCCAGTGGCAACAAGGTTGAATTCCCAGATGCCCTTAATATACACTATTTTCAAATATAGTCAACAAATTTTGTATAAAAAAAGGGCCCCTTGTGAGAGCCCTCCTTAAGTGCAACAAGTTGCACCTGATCTTAGTAAGAACCGTAAAGTCCTAGTGGATCAGACCAGCCGAAGCTGTAACGCTCACGAGACTTGTAACGGACGTTACCTGTATCAAAGTCACCGTCCATTGAGTTCTGTAAGGACACGCGCTCAAAGTGCTTAAGTCCGTTAGGAACGTCAGTGGTCAGGAACCATGCGTTAGGTGCTGTCAAGAAGTGGTTAACTGTGTAACCTTCTGGGATAGAACCGTTGTTCTTGATAGCGTTCAAGTCGTTGTTGTTTGTACCAACGCGCAACTCTGTGTCTAATAGACGAGTTGCAACGAACATGAGTGCTGGGGGAACAATCAACTTCTTGGGACGTGCGGCAATCAAAAGTCCACGCTCGTCTGTCCATGCGGCGATTTGAATAACGGCATTCTCAAGGGATGTCTCATTCAAGTCAGCAGGAGTAGATGGAGTGTTGGCGTTTGTACCACCGTTAACCAATGGGTGAGCACTGTTCAATAAAGATACGCCGTCACCGCCAACGTATTGGCTGTTAAATGCGTTGTTCAAAGTTGAAGCGGCTTTAACCTGCTTGGTATACGCCATAGCGCGAGCTAGACCCTTGGTATAACGTGCTGACAAAGAGTCATACAAGTTATCTTCAATCGCTTCTTCAGTGATTGAGAATCCAAGAGCAATAGTCTCGTGGTTATAACGTGCTGTGAATGCTTCTTGCGCATTGTCATAAGCAAGGGATTGACCCTCGTTTTTGACTGGTGCGGCTGAGAATCCAGACAGTTTGGTTTCTTCTTCAAAGCTACGCTCAGATTTCTCTGTTTCGTAGATTTCTTTATGCTCTTCGCCGTAACGGGCATACTCTAAACCGAACAATGCGTTCAATCCAGGGAGCAACTCTTTCAGTAGTTGTGCGCGTGAAATAGCCATGTTTTAGCTCCTTAATTAAACGCCAGTAGCATTGAAGTAGCTGTGGAAACCAAAGTTCCAAGTTACCAATACTTCTGGATAGCCAGTGAATGAAAAACCAACAGCAGTCGATTGTGCAGTTGTAACAGCGGAGCTGATAGTTACTGCTGTACCGTTTACTTTGGTTACCCAGGTGTTTGAACCTGCCAAAATGCCAGGGCCGTTAACAGCCATTCCAGCAACAATACCAGAGTTAGCGGCAGATAAAGTAATAGTTGTGCTAGAACTTGTACCTGTTTGCAACACTGTTACTGCTGTATCTGGAACCATTCCAACAATACGCAAAGGAGCACCACTTGTTAATGGAGCACTTGTTGTAGATGTCGTAGTAGCAGAAGCAGAAAGAGCAATACCAGCAGTAGAGTCACCGCTAGTTGTAGAGCCGCCTGGACCTGTATAGAAAGCATTTGCACCAATATATGCGTTGTTAGCATAATAAGGAGTAAATGTTGAACTTACAGTACCAGTGTTAGCTGTACCACCGTTAACAACAACGCCTTTGAAGATCATTTGTGGATCATCAACAACATAACCAATACAGTCTGTTGCGGCTGTACTAGCTTGCCAATAGTTGAAACGGTTTTTGCCGTAAATTGGACCGCTAGTATTTGTATATTCACAACCAACAAATACACCAATGGTGTTTGAGGAAGGAACAGATGTGCTGTTATATGTCAAGCCAGTTTGGATCAATGTTCCAATCGTAGCTCCTGTATAACCAATATCAACAATGTCACCATTGAAGAGCGAGTTGCTGTAACCGTTGTTGATAGGGAACATTCTGGTTGAACCAGAAAACACCCTACCACCAATTAGGTTTACAGGCTTTAGCCCGTAAGGGGCTGGGATAATAGGATAAGCCATTTAAATTCCTTTATTTGAGACTTGCACTTAACCCTCGTCCGCGTGTGACCTCAGAGTATTTCTCAGAGAACTTGCGCATTCTTGGATCGTTATCTTTCATAAAACTGTTGTCAACCGATTCCATTTGATCTGCGGCTTGCTTAGCGTAATACCGATCATAAGCTTTGACTTTTTCTACGGTGTTTTTACATAGAATCAATCCACCTATTTCGACATTACCGTTTACAGAACCTTCAAGCATAAGCTCTGGGTGATCTGAAGCTTTCACTGGCTCCCATCCATCGCGCCTCATACGAGACAATCTAATGGCATCTGGATTGCCTAAGATATGAGTTAGCACATAGCGATACTCATAACCAGGTTCAGGTGTTGGGTCTGGTAGTGAACTAGCAGGCTTGTAATCAATATGAACTTCTTTTTCGCGTGTTTCTAAATCACGGGTTTTTTTAACATCAACCATTTTGTTTCTCCAATTTTTGTTGTTCAAGATAATATTTCTTCGGATCAAGATTAAACTTTTTCACTAACGCGGCTTGCGTAGGTGTTAGCTGAACCTTTTTGACACCCGATGAACGAGTAGCAGGAGCAACAACATTTGAAGGACGTTTAGCGGTTTGAGCCGTAGATTTTGATTCTGGTTCACCAAATACTTCTGGGAACTTTGAATGGATGCGTGAATCTATTTCTTGATAGTATTCATCGGAACGCGGGTCAATGCCCGTATTGACTAGCTTTTGGTGCAGTCCTAGTGCATAACTGGTAACTTCTTCAAACCCATTAGAACCAAACCACTGGTTTTTTGCCTGCCAGCGCAGGGATTTTTCGTCAGGTCTAACTTGTTGAGTCTGTCTAGGTTGAGTTTGTACATCATTGTCTTCACTTTGTAAAGGGGTATGACGGTAATTCTTAACCTGTTCAAAGCGCATTTTGGCTTCTGTCAATGCTTCTTGAGCCGCAATAATGGCATCAGTATCATAGGCTTCTTGTGCTTCCTTATACTGTTTACGAGCCAAAACCAGGTCAGCTTCGGCCTTTTGTTTGGCAGATGAAACAATCATCTCCTGGCCAGCATTAACGTTGTTTTTTAGAGTCTTGTTTTCTTCAATCAAACGCTGAGTAAGCCTTTCCAGCTCTTGTCTTTCGCGCTCAATAGATTCTGCTTTCCTACGCTCATCGTGTCTAGCGTGCGTCAATTCCTTGATGCGGGACTGAACATTTTGAGAGTAACTTGCTATTTCATCTTCTGTAGGGTCTGCAACTTCCTTGTTTAAAGGTTGTCTGCCCCTGTCTTTTTCGGGTGTGTCATCCACGATTTCAATTTCAAACTCATCACCGTCCGCTTCAATCTCAACGTCCGTTTTGTTTTCAATCTCATCGGGAAATTTGTATGTGTCGTTCATATATTTCCTTTACATAGCACGGGTAATACCGCGTGGGTCTTGCACAACTGCATCTACTTGATCTTCGTTAATAAGCCTAAACTCTTTGCCAAAAATCATGAAACGTGTACCAGCATAAGTCCGAGTCAAAATGAAATCACCAGGCTTGCACCAGGGTCCATTTGGGTATCTTTCTTTATCTTGGTATGCGTCAGGTCCTACTTTCAACACAAACAAAACGGTTGTGGCGCTCTGTTCTTGCTGTGCGAAATGGGAAGGTCTAACCAAATCAAGCTCGGTTCCATCTAACTTATCGGATACCTGGGGTACTCCGCAAAGTATTTTGTAACCAACTGGGTCTGGAAGCGCTGTAGCCTTTTGCTCATCTGTTGCATCCTCTACTGGGCTCTCAATAGGTTGGATGGGTTCAGGCATTTGCACGCCTGGTGGAAGAATTAAATCACTCATCTTTGTCTACCTTTTCCGCAAGATCAATAACATAACGCTCTGCAATGGCTAGACCTTGGATCACCCCACAGAGTTTTTGGTACTCGTCAAAATTTTTGCATACTCCCGCCGCGAGATCATCAGCGTAGTTGTTCATGTCTTTGCGTATGTATTCGCGCAATACGCGTGCGAAGTCTTGTATCATTCTTTAGATTTCTCCTTTGGTTTTTCGGCGGCTTGCTTAGCTTGCCGTGCTTGTTGCTCCATCCTAAGATTCTCTTGTTGTCTGTCAAGATGATCTTTTTGAATGGTATGCAATCTGTCTGCGGAGTTTTCTCCGTGTTCAAGAGCTGTCTTCCTAGCGTCCATGCGCTTGTCTTCCATCTCTCTGCCATGCTCTAAAGCGGCCTGGCGAGCCGTAAGTTCTTGTTGAGATTTTGTCTTCGCAATATCAACCCCAACTTGCGTTCCAGTACGCATCTCTTGAGATTTGATATTTTCTTTTTGATGCTGTATATCTGCACCAATTTTCATAGCGCCTAACTGTAAAGTACCAGAAACCTTTTCCTTCTCAAGCGCCAAACGTGCCGCCTCAAGTGTGGAATCTGTCTGCAACTTAGACTGTGCCAACTGCATATCTTGTTGCATCTTTTGCTGTTTGATTGCAACTTCTTGCTGTCTAATCTGCAACTCTTGTTGCTGTAACTGTATAAGCGGGTCTTGTGCTTGCTGTTGCGCTTGTTGCTGAGCCGCCGCCGCCTGGTGTTGCTGTAATACTTGTTGCGCCGCTTTTGCCATCATGTCTGACATAGCGTACTCAATCTTAGGATCAAGCTTCTCCTCTTCTTTAGGCATTGCCATACCCAACTGTTGCTCTACTTGTTGTCTATACATATATCCAACGTGCTCGGCAATATGCGCCTGTAGTGCCGCTTGTATCTGCTGAGCCTGCGGATTCTGCCCTATAGATGCCGCAACCATCGGGTCTTGCAATAACCCTTGGTGCATCTGGATGTGCGCTTGGTGGTTCTGATACTGAAATGCCTTTAGCGGTTTGCCTTTAAGCGCCGCTTGGTTTTCAGATACAGGGTCCGTAGGTTTCTGATCGTCTGGCAAAGGAACGAGTTTTTCTGCATTTTTAATCCCCAAAACATCAAGCATTGAACGATGTAGCTGTGGCAAATCATATATCTGCGGAGCCATCTGCGCCATTTGTATAACGGCTTGGTACTGCACCACGCGTTGAGACATGGTAGCGGCATTAGGATCACTAACAGGAATAATATCAACTAAATCATAATCAGCCTTCTTAGACTTGCGTCCCCCATATTCAGGATCATATGTATAGTCTTCGTCTGTATAGTCTCGAATTAAATTCTTTATTAACTTAAGCTCTTGCTTTAAACTAAAATGTGTTCTAGCCTGCACCGCCGTTAACACTTTTAACTGGCGCTCTAATAATGCCAGCGTAGTTCCAACAGGAGCTTGGGCAGACATATCGCTAATCTGCATATCAGCAGTAGCGGCAAACCTCCTGCCCTCCTCAACAATCGTACCTAACAATCCAGCCAATACCGCGCTTGGTTCCTTATAAGGCAACGGAAGAATACTATCCCTAATGTTCCCAGATGCTAAATCTACATCTCTGAACTCTCCTGGCCTAATGGGTGTATCATCACCTTTAATCCGAAGTCCTCTGGATTTAAGACCTCCAGGCAAGTTAGATAAAGTTCCCGCGTCCACCAGTTGACGCATAATGCTTGTCGCCGACTTTGCATATCCCCCAATGAGGTGGAAGAGTCCAAATCCGTAAGCTCCAAATCCTGGGATGTATTGGTAGTGTACGAAATGCTGGCGCTTAAGTTTAAGATCATCGCCCTCCTTCCAGTTCCTCCGAATCGACAATACTTCATTTGTACCCTTTATGAAAGTAACAACATAGGGAAGCATAATCCCTGTCGGTCCATCATCGTCCTCATCCTCAAACCCCTCTAGGTCTAAGTCAACGTGACACTCATACAGAGTATATCTTTCATCGCTTAAATCATTAAACCCAGTCTCTTTATCTTTCCCCTTTTGTATCTCACTCTTATCATTCTGTGGATCAGGCAAATCTATATCTAAATAAAATCCAGCGCGTTGTAATTTAACAATATCATTCTTTGTCTTACGCATCACATGGGTAACGCGGTACGCCGTATCCATATCCGTTGTCCCATACGGCAAAATAATATCTTCTGCTGGAACAAACATCGACACAGGTCTACCCAATCCTGGATCGTAATAAGTCTTCTTAAATGTAGAACCCACCGCAGGCAAAGAGAACAACATCCTCTCATGCTCTGGTCTAAACTCCTTCATCTCCTCAGTCAATTCAAAGTTCATATCATCTTGAACATTGATTGCCTTCTCTCTTATCTCAGGAGTTTCTTTACCAATAATCTTACTCAACACAGGACCAGCGGTCGGGAATGTCTCCGTCACCATCTCCGCTTGGAACCTAACAATCGCCTCAGTAATCAATGGATGAAACACCCCGCACGCGCCGTCCCAAGGTTCAGTCCTATCCTCTATATGAAGACCCAATAACTTCAACCCCTCAGAGTACGCTTTCTCCCAATCCTTCCTAGAACCAATATCTTGTGTAATATCAAAATCTAACTCTGATGCTAAAGACGATACCGCACCTGGATGCATTTCTTCAGCAAGGTTCGCATTAAAGTCTTCGCCGCTTTCCTCCCCCTCCTCCAGCGTTATCTCCATCCCATCCATCTTAATACCAACAGATTCTGGATCAACAATCTCTATCTCTAACGGCTCCTCATCTTGAGCTAAACTCTCAATACCCTGGGGCGCTTGATATAAACTTTTATCAATACTCATTATTTATCCTTAGTAATAAGCGGCAGACCTGCGCCGTCTATATATTGGTTCATCTGGTTCATCACTACCCAAAGATATAAACCCTCCCTTTCTGAATCGAATCAATGCCTGCGTAGTCGAGTCTACCAAGTCATCGTGATCAGAATTAGGGAACGCCGCCATCTCTTCAATTAACTCATCAGCCCATCTTGTTGCAGGAGCCCATACCTTACCGCTCGCAAACAAATCAGACACAGAGTTAATCCTCACCATCTTATCATTTCCCCTGCTCGGCGTAAACTCTTGTACAGGTATTCCCATAGCCCTCAACTCAAATATCAACGGTGCTCCACTTGCCTTCGCCTCAACAATAAAAGAGTCTGGTTCCCAGTTCCTATATTCTCGCATAGCAATCTCCTTTAACTCAGGAAATTCCATCCTCCTCTTAAATGCATCAAGCAAAATAATATTGGGATCGCGCGCATTCTCGTTTAAATAAAATATCCCCCATGTCGTACACGCAGAATAGTCACTCCTCTCACTCTTCGTAAACGCCGTATCCCAACTCTGAATAATATACTCGCACGGTGGTATATCTTCCCCTTCCCATATCCTCCACCAATCCCTCTTAACAATCGCCCCCTCCTCACTGGTCGGGCTTTGCATATACTGCGCATTCCACTTACTCGCAGGCAATTCAGACTTTAACGCCTCCAGCTCTGGCAAACTCCAAAACTCTGGCCAAAGCGGCTTTCCACTCGGCATAATCGCAGGCAACTGTATAACGTCCCACTTCTCTCCGTCCCGATCAATCATCGACTGCACAATCTTGCCCGTCAAATCCTTCTTCGCCCACCTCGTCATCACCACAACAATAGACCCACCAGGCTGAAGACGTTGTCTCGGTCCAGATGTATACCACTCATACACCTTATCAAACACTGTTGGATCACCCTGCGCCAACGCCGCTTCTTGCTCACTATGCGGATCATCAATAATAAGTAAGTCCGCACCCTTACCCGTCACCGTACCTCCAACACCTATCGCAAAATATTCGCCATTCTTATTCGTACTCCACCGCCCCGCCGCCTTAGAGTCAGACCGCAAATTAACAAAAGGAAATATCCTATGGTACTGCTCACTCGCAACTAAGTTCCTCACCTTCCTACCAAACCCCACCGCCAACTCAGCCGTGTTAGATGTCTGGATAATCTTCTTCCCAGGATACTTCCCCAAATACCACGCAGGCAAAAGATAACTCGCAAACTCACTCTTAGTATGCCGAGGCGGCATATTAATAATCAACCGTTTTATCTCTCCCCTGGCTATCTGTTCAAACTTCTCAGCCATTAACTCATGATGCCGACCGTGTATAAACCCAGGCCACATCTCATTAACAAACATCATAAAGTCATCTGCCGCCCGCTCAACCGTCAGACTCTTCTTATAAACCTCAAACATCTGAAACATCTCCTCAGCCATATCATCTGGCATCTTAGAGATAGCATCAATAATATCTTGATCCTTCATTCAATATTCCTAAAGTTAATATAAGCAGGCCGTACACTCCTATCCTTCCCAGGCAATTTCTTTAACGCCCCCAACTCACAAAGATTCTTAATAACCCTAGATACATTCCCCCGACCCTTATCCCCACTATTCCTCATAATGTCATCTATAGTCGGCCCATACCCAAACTCCTTCCACCACTCATCCACCACTATAAATATATTCCTCTCCTTCGGTGTCATCTCCATCTCCATACACTGTTCATAACTCTTACCCACTATCCTCATCCTATCCAACATACTTTTGCTGTATTCGTATTTTTTCTTCATATAAATCAACAACTTACAGCAGGGGTGCAACAAGTTGCACTTGTTTTTTTAAAAAATATACCCCCCCCACCTTTTTATTTTGAGCTTTGGAAAAACAATTTCTCATATCAATTACTTTTTTTGCGGAATCGTTTGTATGGAATAGTATGCGTTAGGAAGTCCCACGCGGGCCTGCGAGCGCGCGGGGTGCGGGTGCGGTGGAGTCTGCGAGTGCGGAATTTGCGTCTGCGCTTTGTGCGTGCGTGTCTGCGAGTGCGTGCGTGTCTGTTGCGTCTGTGTTATCTATCTCGTCTTGGAGACTTCGTGCGCCAGTTCGAGATGGTTTGGCCTCTACGTCTATCACTTCCTTGATACGTTCTATCAGTTGAGCCTTGATGTCCTCAGACTTCTTGTTGATGACGGTCGTTTCTTTTAGCTCAACGAATGCGCCTACTTCATATAGCTTGCCTATGAGTTCCAATGCTTTCATCCTTTGTGCAGGTGGGAACTCAGTATCGAGTGAGTGTTGCACCAACTGTTGTACGAGCAATGCCTTTAGTTGAGCGGGTTCTCGCTGTTTTTCTGCTTCCATTGCCAGCTTATAGGCTTCTATCTCCCTGACCACACTTGGATGCTTGGCCAGTTTATACGGATCTTTATCTAGAGACGGTTCATATCCTACGTTGTATGTCTCTTTATATGCTTGTCTTTTACTCATAGTGCCTAAAGCAACTTTGCGGGCGAATTCTCTTTGCTTATTTGTAAGCGGTTGTTTTGTCCCTAGGATTGTCTCTATTGGTGTCTTGTCTAGCGTCTCTTTTATCTGCGCTCTTGTCATTCTCTTGACGGTCTTCTTGTTCTCTGCGGTCATTTCATTCCCCTGCAACTTGTTGCACCAGTTCGTGAGTATATATCAATAACCATTATAAACAGGATGTACACACCTTATCAACAGGGCGGGATAACTCAAATAGTTATTCACATTGATACTTTAGATTTACAAAAACTGTAACCGATTAGTTTACATAGGGTTTTCATATGTGGATAACCATACCCGAAAATGTGGACAACTCTGACTTGGCACGATTCTTTCGCATATAGATAGGATGGTCGGTAAATTTAATAAACATACACACAGGAGTTTGAACATGACAACGTTAGCAATAAATATGACTGAGCCTGATTTCATTCGGTTTGTGCGGGCTTATGCTATGCAGAATTACGATAAAGGCGGTTGGGACGAAGTTTGTGAAGCATGGGACGATGGCGACATTCTTGAGTATTACATTGAGGGAAACCCCACAAAGGCATTCAAAGAGTTATCCAAAACGGTCAAGCTCCGTTACGAATACGCACAGGAGATTCGTAGCACCGCATTCTGAGCATAACTGATGAGACTTCAATAGTCGAAACCCCGAAAGGGGTCTTATGCAACTACAAGGAATACAAATGTTAACAACAACACTACAAGACCCATTACAAGTGAAAGCCTACTTAAGGGCATTCGGCCTGAGATATACATTTTGGTATCTAAATGAAATGTGCAACTGCACCGTAGGCCGTACGGTCTATTTACTCATCCTATCAATCTAGGAGATCACCATGCTACATGACAGAGACTATTACTTAGCTTGCGCACAAAACATGGAAAAGAGCGGTGGCGGGTTTGCGTCCGCAATTGCACAAGCCTTTTACAAAGCTGATGCCAAGAACGCTATAAAAATTGTTGTGGCCTTTTCAGATTTATTTGAAAAGTTTGCACCAAAGGAGAATGAGCAATGATGTGGCTAGTCAAAATCATTCAGGACGGCACAGTCTTGAGCGAAGAGCGGTTCAATACTTCAGAGGGAGCGCAGTATTGGGCAAAGCAATACCTGAGAACTAACCGCCTCACAAACTGCGACATAACCATCCAACTATCTAACTGACGAGGCCGTAAGGCCGAAACGGTCGAGAGACCGTCTTAGATTAACTACAAGGAAATAACAATGGAAACTACAAGAGATTTAGCAAGCGAACTAGGCCAATTTATTGGCACAACACGGTATTACAAGCCGTCTATTTTCTCAAGCATGAGAATCACGGATGGGGTGAAATACTTTATTGACCAAGCGGGCGCTTACTGGTTTACTGACATAGTAGCGACAGAAATCGTGCCTTTAATTGACGATTTTATGGTTGTGCAACTTGTTGCACTTGACAACAAGGCCACGATCATTGCAGAGGACGGTGACGAAGAACAAATATTTCTTAAGAAAATTAGCTACACAGACTGCTTGGACGGAGAGTACAAATTTTTTATGCAAAAAGGTGATTTTGTGGTCATGATGTTGCCAAGTGAGTATTGAAATGATATTAACAACAACCGACCAGATCGAGCACTTCAGGATGTTGACGCTTTATCAAGGGCTAAAACTTGAGATTGCGGGCATGAAAGTAAACCGTCATACCTCTATCTTGAAAATTCTCAAGAAAATGGGCTACAAGGGCACAAGAAAAGAAATCTTGCTGCAACTGGCTAAAGACTTAGGCAAAGAGATTAACTGACGAGCCCTAATTGGGCGAAACGGTCGAGAGGCCGTCTTAATCAACTACAAAGGAAATACAAATGCAAACTTACAAATTTTTTGAAGATCCAGGCCACGCCTGGTTAGAAGTTCCACTAAGAGAATTGATCGACTTAGGAATTGCAAGTGCCATCAGCCATTATTCGTATATTAAAACTCGACTGGATACCCCGTTTGTTTACTTGGAAGAGGACTGCGATTATTCCACTTTTGCGGACGCAATGGCTATGGCGGGCAAGCAATTTAAATACGAATCAATTTATCAAGAGAACACACCGATTCGAAACTACGCAAACTACCGCCCGCTTGATTGGGCATCTTACAAAGGATAACCTATGGCCGAGATTGATTTAACGTCAATCTGGAATGCCTTAGAGGGGTACAGGGAAACCTGTATTCCAGAGGGCAACGCAGAATATGATGAGGAATGGAATGAAATATGTACCCAAATGGCATGGATAGCTGAAAAACTAAACCAAGAGGAGGACGTATGACCAAAGAAAAGATGCAATGGTTTGCGGTGAACTTTATATATACGGTTGTCTATATATTTTGTATTGCCGTGTTGTTTATGGATGCCTTAGTATGGAGACCCAATTAAATGATTACAGAAAACGAACTCAAAGAGCATGGATACGAAGTATTGCCAAGGGCAGGATGGTTGCGAATTGATTGCACCATGATGCCAAAAGACTGGTACGACATTTGTAAGGACTTTGGTGTTGACCCAAGTTGTGACGAGATCATTCTTGCAATTGCAGGAGTAAAAGAAGTTTATAAGGAGAATGAATAATGGCTAAATTTATAGTAACTTTGGTTCGAGTTGAGCACGCTATCTATCGCATAAATGTGGAGGCCGAAGATCAGGAGCAGGCCGAAGAATTGGCGCAGGAAAAGTGGAACGAAGGAGATATTGACCTAGATACAGGCGAAGTTGTGTATGGTGAAGACTTTATTAATCATGTTGAAGAAACAAAGGGAAACACATGAACGCAAAAGAACAAACAGTTTATTGGGAAAATATCGCAATTAAACAATTGGTAGGTCGAAAAATAGTCAACGTGCGATACATGAATGATGCTGAAGCAAAGGAATACGGTTGGTACAACAAGCCAGTAATCATTATCTTGGACGATGGCAACATCATTTTTCCATCAGCCGATGATGAAGGAAACGATGGTGGTGCTATCTTTACTAACGATGACAAGCAACCAGTTTTGCCAGTTTTACGGTTTTAATACGAAATGGAGACAGTATGACAGTAGCAGATTTAATCCGTAAACTTTTACAAGTGGACGATATAACCAAACCAGTTTACATTTACAAATACGAAGATAGCAGACTCGCTGAAATAGACGTAGTTGACGAACTATCCGACAGGGTTGACATCAACGCAAGGGAAACGGCATGAAACACACACGTTGCGAGGAACTGGGGGTTTGCCAAAAACTAGACTGCAACCAATGCAAAGTGCAACAAGTTGCACCCATAAAGACAAAATGGTTATTCCCAGTACATTTTAAGACCAAGACTAGAAAGCGGAGTTCCAAGTCTTAACTCGTAATCGTTGAAATCCTCATTAGCCTCTCCTACCCAGTAACGAGAGGCTATTTTTTTGGCGGTGCGCACCCCAACTGGGTCATTATCGGCCACAACCAACGGATTTACGGCATTCTTTGCTATCTCAAGCATATTGGACGCACTAAAACAAACGTGTATCTTAAATGGCACGCCAAGCAACCGAAGTGCCCTTCTCACAGACAACCCAGTTGCATACCCTTCCACCAACACATCTTTGCCCTTTTCATCCATCACCAAACTCGCACCCTTTGTCAATTGCCCCGACAAAAACTTCTTAGTTCCATCCGCATTTATCATTTGACAACCAACCAATTTGCCATCAACCCGCATTGGAACAATCAGCATTTCCTTCCACACCCAACCATTTTCATCAAATCCTTTCCTGATTAAATATGGATGCTTGGCTTTCTTGGCGCTTTTAAGGATGTATTCAGCCTTTTCGCACGCTTTCGCACGCTTTTCCAATTTATCTTCATTAGCCTTCTTTATACGTTCACGATCAACCAAAAGTGGCTTATCGGACTTGTAAGGGGCATGAAGCTCCATTGTTGCAAAGTTAATGACTGCACCACTACAACCATCAAAAATGTATGCGCCATTGGTCTTATTTGGCTTGTCTAACGTCTTAACTCTTGCCCATCTGCCAATTACTAAATTATCAATCACCAATCCATATTGGTATGCAAAATCTGTAAAGCTCATTTGTTTCTACTCTTTGCCCATGCAATGTTTCTTGAACGAATCCAACTAACCGTTTTCTGCGTAACTGGACTTGGATTAGCACTCAGCCCCCTTGGAAATACACCAAACTTCTCTTTGTATTTGTGTGCCGCCCAACCATCTTTGAAGTTTCGCATCCTTGCATAGTATAAAAGTTCGGAGTAAAACTGTTGATTGTTTTGGGTTTTATCAGCGCCATCGGTAAACAATTCTTGTAGCTCACCTGGCACTATGGCTATGCCACGCAACGGTTTTTCATACCCGCAGGAGTAGCAAATGTTGCTTCCCATAATCCACAAAGCTCCACATTGAGGACACTTTGCTTCTTTCTTTTCGTCCTCAGTCGGCTCTTTTTTGGCTTTATCTTCTATGCCACTTTCAAGCTCGGTCACTCCTTCTTCGTAAAGTTGATCCCAATCTTTCCTAAAACGCAGATAATTTCCACCGTGATCCAACCAAACACCAAACTCTTTGCCTGGAGATGGACGCATAACGCGCCCCATTTGTTGGACGTGCGAACTAAACGACTTCGAAAACGGTCTTGCACTTACTCCCATCAACACGTCTGGCACATCAAACCCACGAGTTAATATATCGGTAGCAATCAACCCATGTATATTTGTGTCAGGCTTACTGAAATCATCTATGACTTCACGCTTATATTCGCCATCTTCCATATAGGAAATGGACTTAAAGTTGTACCCTTGCTCGTTAAACTGCCTTTCCAAGTCACGCCCATGCGCCACACCTGAGCAAAATACTACCGTCTTTACTGGTCTACCGAATATTTCATTGGTTTTATTCTTCCATTCGGTAACAATATCGCCAGTAATCTTCATGCCACGCGCAGTAACTTCATCTTGCGACCATTCACCCGCAACTTTTTTTGCCCCAGTCATGTCAATTTCTTTGGCAATATAGATTTTTAACGGTGTCAGCCAACCTTCTTTGATGAGTTCTTTCGTAGGCTTTGCACCAACCACCACATCATAAATATCGCCCAATCCCTTGGTAAATGGTGTAGCAGTCAGCCCAATTACCTTTATTGCTGGGTTGTCTTTGATAAAAACAACCAAACTCATACGCATGATGTGGCATTCGTCAATGATTAAATAATCAATGTGAGGAAAATCAGAACGCTTTTCTAACGTTTGAACAGAGCAAATCTGAATATTTTCTGTCGGGTTGTACCGCCAGTGGTCTGCTTGCATCACTCCATGCGGAATAGAGTAGCGAGATAGTCTTGTGCTGGACTGATTGACCAAAACAATCCTATCCATCATCATTGCAACGCGCTTGTTTTGCTTTGCATATTGTTGCATCAAGGAGATGGCAACCTCTGTTTTGCCAAATCCTGTAGGAGCATATAGCAATTGACTGCCTATGCCCAGATCAAAATTGAGATTGATCTTGTCAACCACCTCAATTTGGTGGGGTCTGAGCGATAGATTCATTTTTTGGATTTTTCTGCTTTTTCAGCCCTGCGTTTCCAATATTGCACTTGCTGAATAGCATCGGCCGATTTTTTCTGATAGTCGTTGCGGGATAAAGTCATAGCCTGCAACTCACCCTCACATTTTGCCAAATCCAGCCTCAAGCTCTTAATTGTTTCTTGTACGTCAGCTATTTCTTCTTCTGGTAAATCCAAACTACCTACTGCAATGGCATCACGCAACCTAACATTCTCTTGCATCAACGCAGAATTCTCAACAACCAACTCTTCCAACTTTTCGTTAAATGTTTCATCTTCCAACGGTTCTTCGTAAACTGGGTCGGGTGCAACTTGTTGCACTTTCTTTGACTTTTTGCCCATTTCTTTTGCAAGAGCAAGTTCTTTGCGAACACGACCAACCGTCATGTCTGAGCACTTACACATCCTGGCAATCTCACGATTACTTTTGTCGCTAAATTCAACATCTTCTAATATTTCAATAACGATTTTGCGTAAGTCTTCGTTACTTCTGCGTAGTCCATGATTCGAATTTGCACTCCAAGAGTAAATCTTGGCATCACGCTTTGTACCCTTGGAAATGTCACAATCAACTTCTGTTAGCTTGGCTCTGCGGTGAGCATGGTAACGGTGAAAACCATCACCCAACCAATTATCCAAGCCGTCAAAGAATATTTTGACTGGCGGCATTACCACTTTGTTTAAAAGGTTCTCTGTGTACTCCTGAATAATGTTATCGTGAATTTTTACCCGTGATTGTGTATCTCCATCAATCCTGATTTTCTCAATATTAATTTTCATTCTTCTTCCCTTGTTGTATGTTTATGTAATTCTGTTTCTTCTCTTGTGAAGAATATCCGTTTGCACTCCGTACACATCCACGCGGGCTTGAACCGCTCATCTAGTTTGCCCGTATGCACACCCAGTTCTCTTGCCTCATAAGTGTTAATCTTTTGGAACACTTGCTTCTTCCTCCATCCTGTCATGTTGTTCCCTTGCTTTCATCATTGCATCTGCCATTTCATAAGATATTTCAGCAACAAACCGTTGAGATATTTGATTTCTAACATCTATATGCTGAAGTAAACCCTGCATAGCTAACCCCGAAAAGTAGTCCCTCAAGTCCATACCTGAATGCTCTTGCCGTCCATTATGGATTGAAATAACGCTTGGAAATGCCTTAATCATCGTAACCCCCTAATATCATTATGATGTAACAAAAAATGGCCAGAATCCAGATCGCCCCGACACCCAATGTACCAATTAGCAATAACCAATCCATTATCTCATTCACTATTTTTCTCCTTCAATTTGCGCTCAACCAGGCGGGCGTATTGGGCTAAAGTAACACTGATAAAAGGAATATCGTTGATTTCTTCATCTGTCAGGTCATACCATGTATTCCAACGCTTTGGTTTTTCTTCTGGCATATTGATTTTGGCTTTCAATATTAAAGGTTTACCACCCTCAACCTCTACTTTAGTAACCCCTGCTCTTGGGTGTACCCATTCTAAAAATTCAATTTCTACATTCATGTGTTTTTCTCCAGTTGTTTCTTAATCCATTCGTCTAGCTTCTCGTGTAGCCAATCAATATTACGCTCACCAACAGATTTGCCGTTGTCTGTTGTTCTAGGATCGGTCAAAATATCTTTGATGATATCTCCTGAAGTGAACGTGATGGTGCTTCCGTCATGTGTCGTGTTTACACTTAAGCCGACTCCTTTATGAGAAACGCCAAACCCCGCTGTTAAAACTTCATTCATTTTCGCTCTCCATAGCATCAATAATTAACTGTTGCTTTACTAATTCCAAACAACCGATTGCGGTTGCTGTGTAAAGCGTTTCGTCGTACTTGTGGATTAGTTCTAGCATTTCTTCAACAAGACTATCCGCCAATTTACCTTGACTAAAGTTCATGTGTTCTTCTCCTTTAATTGATTTATCGCCCAATCAAGCCATTCTTTTGCATCCATTTCGTAATAACCAACAGGTCCAACAGATGACAACTCTTCTCCAAGTCTGATTGCGGCTTTATGCCACTGCTCATTTTGGTATTTGTCAGCCCACGCATTTAACTCATCAATGGTGTACCAAGGACGTGTTTTGCTCCATGCTTCACGGGCTTTGGTAAAGTTGTAATCTTCCATGCTCATGTGTTCTTCTCCTTTAATTTAGCTTCTGTTTCTTTAGCAAAAGCCATAAACCAAGTAAACAACCAAGCGTTTTGTTCCCCGTTATTTAACGGAACTCCATGCCTTGCGCTCCAATCAATTTCAGGACAAGTTTTTCCTTTTATAACTATTAACTCTTCCTCAGTCAACCCTACCCATTCAGGCTTTACATATTTTTCAGCACACGCAACGCAATACAACGCATAACCACCGCCAACCCCACATTCAGCGCATCCTTGTTGTGGTGTTGTGTAAAGAAGCAATGGCTCAATGTCAATTGTTACTGGTGCGGTAACTGTTGTTGGCTTTGCCCAATAAAAACCGCCTTCTTGCGGACTAAAATAAGCAACAGGCTCGTCTTGCTCTTGCTTTAGTGCTTTTTCTAGGGATTCAATGGCTGAATAAAATCTTTTATCAGTTTCAATATTGAATCCAAGAGTAGATGTATTTTTCAACGCTTCAAGCGCTTGTTGTATTACTTCTTTAGTCATAATTTTTTTCCTTCAGCTTTGCTTCTATTGCTTGTGCTAACAAAATTGGAAAACCTGCGTTTTTTATTGTTAAATCAACAAGCTCATTATTAGTCAACCCTACCCATTCTTTAGTTTGTGGTGTGGTGTAGAGAGGAATGTGGTCATGTTGAAAACAACCATCAACTTGTTTGCTTGTGTAAACAGTATGTTCATCTTCACTCATCCATGCAACAGGCTCTTCTTTAGTCATATTAACTCCATATAAATACCCAGCAATATTTTCAGCAACCATCTTTGAAAAGCATTAGGCGGTTTTGGTATATGACTGTGAAAAGTTATGTTGCTATCTTTGCCAAGTCTAAACTTTATATTTGGCTTAGGCGGTGAATAAAAAGTATATTCTTCAGTCATTCTTGTCCTCTGTTAGCAATAATTATTTCCATAGTTCTATCTTGTGCTTCATACAAAGGCTTTGCACATTCTTTGCATAGTTGGGCGTTTATCCCTCGCCAATGAAATGAAAACATTCTGTGTGTTTTTGGAAACTCCATTCCTGGATAATCACTGCACTCATACACTTCTGTATCAAGCGTTTTCTTGCATCCATCACAAATATGCTCATAGGTTAGCTTAATCATTCTTGTCCCCTATAAAACTCACCATGTGCTGACTGCCTAGCTTTATTTGCAACTAATGCGGCTTCTTCAATTGATAAAAATGAACCAAGGTGAACGCTTTTTCTGTTTACACAAATTGACGCAATCCACTTCTTTGATTGCTTGTGCCAAACAACGCCTTTAATACCGCTTGAACTTGTTGCTTTTCTGTTTTGATTATTTTGAGATGAAGTTGCTTCTCTTAAATTTTCAATCCTGTTGTTCATTCTGTTGCCATCAATATGGTCAACCTGAATTGGCATATACCCATAGTGATACAAAAAAACCAACCGATGTACACGGTAAGACTTACCGCCTACGCTAGACCTGAGATAACCCTTGTCTGTAAGCGAACTCAATGTGTCGCCAACTTTTCTGCATTTGCTATTGGTTTTTGCAATGAGCTTTCCATCAACATAATCAACCAACTCTTTAAGTTTTTCTTGCGTAATCATTTGCTATCTCCCCTTGCTCTGATGGCGTTTGAATCGCTTGTCAATGAATATGAATCATGTAATTGCCGAAGTACAGCGCAAAACTTCTCACGCTCTTTTTCTGCTATTAGTTTGGCGAAGGCTATAAAGTTATCACGTTCTTCTTTTTTGATAACTCCAGCAAATGCTTGACAAGCCATCTCAATTATTTCTTCTTTAGTCATACCATCCCCAGTTTATTAAGTATTTAATCCAGTCCTGGTCTTCACTATGATAGTTATACCAAGGGTCGTACCTACACCCTATCTTTATTCCCGTCTTTGTCGTTAACATTGTTATTTCCTCTTAAATGATGCAATACGTCCAATACATATAAGTTGTGCTCCTTGCCCCATCTCTCTATCTCAGCACAAATAAACTCACATCCGTCCTCAAAACCTTTCAGGTAATGCTTATCCTCAACGCTAATTATTTCCATAGTTTTTCCTTATGTATTGGAGTATCGCCCTGTCTTCCTTTATTCGGATTAAATACTCCAGCTTGCCTTTGCTTTCGTAATCCCGC